CCGACGATCACGTTGGCGACCCGCTTCAGCATGGTCGATCCGAAGTCAGTCTCCGCAAACGTCACCGTCCAGGGGATCGGGGCTGTGCCGTCAAGCGCGCCGCCAAGCTCATAAATGCCGTCCGACTTGCACCCGTAGTAGTGCCCATCGAAAAAGGCGAACGAGTTGAAGCCGTATTGCGAATAGCGAGAGTGGGCAGAGGTCGCAAGGTTGGCGACCCACGTTGTAATCAGGTCGTCCAGCGAACCGGATAGCAGCTCTGCGACATTGAGCGCAACGGTTTCAGCAATCGCCGCGTTGGCCTTCAGGTTTCCTTTCGCCGTATCGCTCACCGCAATATCGTTTGTGATGCTGCCGGAAAGGTAGCCTTTGGATGCGAAGCTATCGGCCACCATAATCCCCTGGCTCGTCGTCGCCTGTGCAAGCCGGGTGGGGGATGCGGCCGACGAAAACGCAACGGATTCCGTCATCGTGTAGTGATACGCGGCATTGATGGCGCCGGACGTATTCACCTGATCCAGCGTATTCACGTTCCAACGCGCATACGGCTGCGCCGAGTCGGACGCGGACAGGGCGGCGGTGGATTCCGCGCTGTACTGAAAACCAATGTCAGCAAGGGTTGGCGGGGTGAATGCGCTCGTCCATCCGCGATCGGTGCCGACGGTGATGCGGAGGAAATCGATTTTCCCGGTCAGGTCGTTCGTTCCGTCGCGGTCGGAAACCTGGGCGCCAATCGCCATTACGCCCACATCAGCGCTGTAATTGGTATTGTCCGTCGTGCTCGCATCAAGTACGCCGTTAATGAAAATCCGCAAGGTCTTGTCAGAGCTGCGAACAATGGCAACGTGTTTTCTTGCTCCGTCGGCAATGGATGCAGTGCCAACCTTGACGATGGTTGATCGCCCCGCAAGGAATCGGATAGACCCTGCGGGATAGGCCATATCAACACGATAGCCCGTCGTGCTGCCCGTGTAATCGAGGATCACATCACCGGCAGCCGTCGTCTTGATGCCGAAGTCAATCACAAAAGCACCGGAGCCAAGCCGGAAGCTAGGCCGGCCCGGAGTGGATAGATAGTCACCCGTACCATCAAGACTAAGGTAAAAGCCCGTCAGCGCGTCGCCTTCGGCTACCTGCGCGGCGTTTCCTGAGCCCGTCCAGTCGAAGGCGCCTGTTTTGTCGCCGATAGTGGTAACCGCGCCGGGCGACCCGAACCGCACGCACGCCACCACATTAGCAGAATAAGCATCAGCCATTTTTAAGCATCGCCAACAAAATTGATGGAGAATTCACGCTGATTTGCGTGTGGAGTGTATTCGCCAAACTTTGAGTTATCAAAATCTGTTTCGTTGAGCTTTGATGGAGAAAACCTTAGCTTGCCGTCCCATGACTGGATAAGCAAATAGACCGGCCGTCCTTCAAGGTGAAAAAACAAATAGTCTGAAGATCGCTCGGAGTCGGCGTCAAAATAGTTCTCACCAGAATCCGTTTGAAGCGGGGTTACACCACCAGCGCAAACAAGAAACTTCCTGGACGTTCCGCTGTATTTACCAAAGATTGTTGATGAAAGAGAAAGAGGCAAGAATTGCGCAACTACCATATCAGAGTCCCTTGGAGGCCACCCGTCACGCCAAGAAAAACTAACAGGAAGGCTTGATGATCCATACCCACCACCAAACCCGCCAAAACTTCCCTTCACCCACGCCCCAAGCATTCCGCCGTTTGATTCATAGGGTTCGTTGTTGAGGGGGTACTGTGGCACCCCCCATGAATCTTCTTCCGGGTTAGTGCATGTCTCTGATCCGCTGTTTGGCAGCCCGTCAGAATCAATATAGTCCCACCACCCGCTACCGGGAGGGTCGCCCTCATAGGTGTAAGTCTTGCCAGCAACCATATATGTTACGTGCTGGCTTGCTTTTGATTGGTCATTCCATCTTGATTCTATGCAAGAAATGGCGCCTTCTCTTTCAAAAGACGGAATAACAACAGAAGATCTAATCGTATTTAAATATCCATCAATGCTGTTTGTCCATAGCCGAACAATCTTTAATGTAGTAATTTGCGTGCCATCGTCCCACGGCCTAGAACCAAAAGGAGCTAATCTACTAACATATCCTGTCGTAGCAGACGCAAGATACTCATACCTAGATGGAGCCGAAATATCATCACTTGGCCTATGACCTTGGATATAGACACGTTGATTTGTCTGACTCCAGTTTTCACCATTCAACCCATCAGGGTATTCAATGAACTGAATGTTCAGATTTTCTTCTTTGGACATCCACACGGAATCTGCGGGCCTTGGCTCTCCGACTGGCCTGTTGTTTATACGGCGCTCGTCAGGCGGGCGCCCGCCGTAATTCTTTGGACCGTTCTTGTACCAAACAACCTTTCTTTCTCCACTCTGCTCATACCAGACGTGCAAAGGGGCCAAGCATCCGGCGGGCGAGTACGTGCCGTAGTTGGGGCCTAGTCCAACAGGCTCGGCAACGCCTCCATTAATACGCGGCACTTTGAACGCGCCCACCGAATAGCCGTTAGGTCCATAGCCAGCACACACCACGTTGTCGGACTCGTTAAGCGCCAAAGACGCGCCGCTCGGGCTGATTGACAGGGTGTAAAGGTAGGTCTTGATGTACTGCCCGGAGCTGTCATAAACCACGATGGACGCGCGCTTCCCTTCGTAGTCAAAGGCCCATCCGAACAACCCAGAGAACGGCGTGCGGGAATAGACGGGCTGCAATGCTTCGGGAGAAAGAAGCACCTTTACCGTGCCGGCCTTGATCGCCTTTTGCAATGCCGCGCCTCTCGGGAACGACCCGCCGAGAGGCACGTAGCCCAGCGTATTGGCCTTGGGAACGGACTTCGTGCAGGCCGGCATTCCCATCGCCATCACGCCGTTTTGCTGGCTGATTTCGATTAGCAGGTCGGCAGGCTTGCCCTTTGCATTGACAGCAAGATAAACGCCATGCGTACAGTAGAAATCGTACCTGTAGCCAATCGAGAAGCTGCCGCCGAGAAGAATCTGCACCACCTGCCGCATTCGCCCGGAGTACAGGCCGGGCTTCAGCAAGGAACCCTGTGTCCAGCCCGTAGCCTGCCAAGGGGAAGGGACGGAAGTTCCTGCGTTGGGGTCGAACTGCGGGGCCTCGCTGATAGCGGACGCCGGGACTCGCCCGTATTTGCCCATCTGCCAGCCCTTCGGCAGCTTGTTGTCGGCAGCGTAGGCAGACGACGGAGAGAAGCCCCATATCCTGTTATATTGCTCGCCGGTCTGCGAGTCGTAGCGCACAGCATTGACGTTGTATTGCGTCATCCCGGACATATACGCCGGGCACTGTTCGCCTTCCTCTTCGCCGTCGCTCCAGATCGTGATAACGGCGTGACCGCCGCTAAGTTTGGCCTCGACGCGCTCGGTATCGCTAACCTGGAATTGCTGGAATCCGTACTCATCTACTTCGCGCATCCGATCCACCATGCCGATGCCAATCGGCACCAACCGGGACGCGGGCGTGGCTTTACCACGGCAGATGAGTCGGATTCCGTCTTTCATCAGGCAGACGCGCCGTTGATCGTGGCGGTAACGAGAAGCTGGTCGCCGACCTCAAGGGGTTTTGCAGTCGGGAACTTCGAGGCGCAGAACAGCACGCCAGAGGTGCCACCCTTCACGGCAGACGAATAGACCCCAGCACCGTAGGCAGTAAAGGTCATCGCAGCGGTAAAGGTCGCCTTGCTTGCGGTATTGGTCAGGGATTGCGCCGTGCTCGTGGCGGGGTTGAATGCTTGCCGGGTGCCCTCGCTAATCTGCGTGGTCGCCTCCCCTGCCGTCGCCGGGAAGGACGCGGCCGTGTCACCAACGACCGGCGTGTAATCGTTGGTAAAAAGGTTCATGTACCAAGAAGTGACCTGCGTCGCCCCCTTGAACTCCACATTCAAAGCGTGGTTAATGCCTTCATTCGTCACAGCCATTGGGCACCTCTACTTGAGTCGTTGCATCAACATCGAATTCGTCAATCACTTTGCCGTTGCGGATGTGTTGCACGTGAAATACAACCTGCGGACGCGGCACCGTCTCGCAAATACCTTGCGGTTCGTTATCCATTGCTTGCACCTTTGATAATCTCTGCGTCGAAATAGTCGGCAGCCGTCATTCCGTTGGCGACGCCATTAACGGCGAGTCCGGTCACAATTTTCCGGATGCCGTTTCCCTCGCGCACCATCGACCCGCCGCGCAATGCAGCGGGGAATGCAACCTTGTCGAAGGAAATATTCGTCACCTGCCCGCCGTTGTCCGCCACGACAAACCCTTCAGGGCTCGCCCATGCCATCTGCGTGGCGTGCGGAAAATTAACCAGCGTGCCGGGATAGGCGCCGTAGGGCGTCACCATGCGATAGGGCTGGCTACCAAACTCGAAGCCCGAGAGGAACCCCACTTCGCCCTCGCCGTTCGGCCCAAGCGTGCCGACATAAACGCCGTCCTGCGTGGGCGCGATAAGCGAGCCGGGCTGTGCAAACTGAATGAAGTTGCTTGATGGGCGGAAGACGCCATAACGGAACGGTTCGGACCAATACAGCACGTTGCCCCGAAAGCCCAGTAGCCGACCGGCAGCAAATGCCAGCACCGAACATGCCGGGAACGGAGCCTCAAACAGGGTTTCCAGAAACGGCCCGCTGGGCGATGAGTCGATCCTGGCCGACGTGACGCCCACGGCGATGAACGCCGCTTCGAACAGGGCCGATTCGTTGGTGTGTGAGCAGTAGATGCGCAGCGCCATCGCGCCGGTTGGGCCGGAAGAGGGAATCCCTGACAGTGCAATGCCTTGTCCGTCAGATACCTCCACCGCCACCGGGAGGGACGGCGAAGATTCCTCTCCGTTCAACGAAACCCATGTCACCGCTACAAGATATCGGCCTGCCTTGAGCAAGCCGTTCGCAACGGGAGCCAGCGTAGGGCTACCGGGGGATGGAAGCGATAGCCGAACCGCCGGCCCAGTCGCGCCCACCTTGCCGATGGAGATGCCGTCTGAAAAGGCCACCATCCCATCGGGCAAGACGGCATAGGCCACGGGCTTCCCATACTGCACATCTGCCACCGTCGATGTTCCGCCGGCCGTGGTGCGATTGAGCATCGAGCCGTCTGCGTGCAGCATAAAGGCCGGCGTCGAGAACAGGGAGTGACAGCGCGAGCCCTCTACGCGCGGGGCGGTTGCATGACCCTCTCGGGTGCGCAAAACGCCTTCCTTGGTCACATCGAGGTTGGTTGCATCCCTGACGAACCCCTGCGGAATCGCATAGTCGGGAGACAGCATGTCCATTCCGCCGGCAAAGCGCGGAATTTTCGGAACTTTCGAGTTTTCGGTGGCCACGGCGTCGCCCTCGGCTTACGGAAGAAAGCCGACTACCGCATGAGGCTCATCCTTGCGGGTCGTGCGGCGCAAGTCCGCATCCGGCAGCGGGCCGAAATAAGCGGTAAATTCCGCTTCTGCCTGGGCGGCTCGGGCGGGGTTGATCAGCTCCGAATCGGGGATGCTGAACACCCGATGCAGCACCCAATACACCAGCTTCTCATGGTGCTGGCCGTTGATTTCCGGCGTATCGGTCGCTTCGACCATCTTCACCTTCGGCGTGCGGTAGCCTTCCATGAAGAAAGTCCCGGCGCGATCCGGGCGCGGCACCAAGCGAATCGACGTGTCGTTTTGGATGGCATACTCCGGGTCGCCCTCCAAGTCGCGCCAGTCTTCGACGTGGCTATCCAGCCACTCCGGCGACGTTAGGCGAACGGACAGCTTGCGCGTTTCGGTATCGGGCAGGAACGCCGTGTAATCCAGCTCATACAGGGACGCATGTAGCGGGTAGCTGGACGTTCCTGCGACCACGGCAATCTCGCAGATGGCCGGGTCCGAATGCTCATGAATGAGGCGCGCACAAATGCACGCCCGACGCTCCGCCTCGTTGAAAAGCCCGGTCAAGATGAGGTCAGCAACCAACGGCGGAACCGTCTGGTCGTTGGCCTCCAGCCGATACCGATCAATCAGCTCGGCCAGCGTCATCACAGCGCCCCGAACTGGTCGATCATCTGCGCCGCAGCGGTGCGCATCGCTTCAACGGCAAGCCGGCCGTCGAGCTTTTGTCCGTAGTTGGTCTGAACGAACAGCTTCAAGGCATCCTTGTCCATGAAGGTGATGGACTGCTTGAGGTCCAGAACCTTCTGAACGGCCTTGTCCGTCTCGTTTTTGTCTTTGAGCGCAGCTTCCAGAAGCTTCGCCGTATCGTCGGCAGGCTCGGGGGTGGCTTCCGGCAGTTCGGGGGCTACCTCAACCTTAGCCTCGCGAAACAGGTCGCCGTGGCGCAGAAGTTGGCGGGCGGTCGTGGCGGGCAGGTTGCGCACCTGATCGGGGGCAAAATACAAGCCAGTGCCGTAAAGGGTGTCACGCCACTCGGACTTACGGCCGATGTACTGCACCGCCACCAGGCCGCTATCGGGAGCGGGAGCGGGAGCGGGAGCGGCAATCGCTGCCGGCGCCGTTTCGGTCTTGATGCCCTTCGTCGCATGCACCACCCCGCGGAACAGGTAGTCTTTGGCTTTCTGATCCGGCGGCAGCTCCGCGTAGGGCACGCAGCACGGGTGCTCCTTCTTTTCGGCATCCTTCACCGGGCCGAACTTCCAGCCCTCGGCCAGCTTTTGCTCCAACCAGGATTCGTGCGATTTCTCGGGCGTCGCGTCCGGATTGGCGAGGTGCATATCCACGCCAACCAGCGCGCTGGCTTTTTGCCACTCGGGCGCGTCCTCCCAAGCCGGCTGCGAGGCGTCACCCAGGGCGGCGCAGTATGCACGGTTGATTTCGTGGGCCACTCGGGCAATCTCGGTGCGATCCATGCTCTATCTCTCCTGCGGGTTACAGGGAGGGGATGAAATGCCCCTCCCTTTGGTCAGGCTTCGGCCTTAGCGCGGGCCGGTCAGCTCGCCATTGATGCGGATGTCGATCTGCGACGCCTTGGCGTTGGCTGCGCCACCGGTCGTCAGGATCAAGCGCGCCTCCTTCGGCAGCACGACCGGCGCCGTGGTGGCGGTCTTGCGCAGGATTGCGGCGGAACTGAGGGCGTAGCCGGTGCCGAAATAGGCGTCATTCTGCGGAACCAGAGTCGAATCGACGCCATCGGAATAGGCGAAGCCCAGCTTGCCGGTAACGGAAGCCGTCATTGCCGTGGAAACGGTGATCATAACGTCGTCCAGGCGCAGCCCCGCCGGAATCGGGCCAAGATCAACCACGTCGCCCGAAGCAATCGCAGCGGTCGAATCGGAGTCGATAGCGGCGCCAGATGCGTTCGTCACAAGCTTGTAGCTCAGGGCGGTGAGGTTGCCGTAGGGGGCGCTGCCAAACTGGCGGTCGGCGGCAGTCTTGCGGGTGATTTTTGCCATGATGTGGCTCCTATGCGGTATCGAAATCCGGGCCGGCGGGCGCGTCGCCCATGCCGGCCCGGTCGGGTTACATGCGGGCGCCGATGATCGGCACGGCGGTATCGAGCACGGTCACGCCGTAGTCGGTGATCTGCTTGCCGGTGTCGCCGGTATCCACCTCGAAGCGGATCTTGGCGACGGCGCGGATGGCGCCAATAAGCAGTTCCACCTTGTCGCCGTGGTCAAGCTCCTTCTCGCTCCAGAAGAACGGAATGGCCGACTTGTCGGACGCCGCCATCGCCTCGCCGAGCGCCTGGCCGCCCAGCAG